CAGTCCTCCAGAGCCGGAGCAGTCGCTCCAGATAACCGACCAGAACCGAAAAGAGTACCCACGGGCAAGGAGCATATCCAGCGCTTGCGAGAACGGGCAGGACAAGTTCTGCCGGATTAAGCAGCCAGAGAATCTCCAGCCCTTAACCTACAACTGGAGATTGGATCATGGCACAAGTGTGGTCAGTTGACGTTCTCGGCGGCTTTATGTACTCCGACGAATTGTCAGATAAACTCCGCATTGAGCTTTTGCCTGCGGTGAAGTTCCGGCAGCTTTGTGATGCCCGAGACGCAATGGACAAAGGCTTGAATGCCGGTGAGGCGTACAATTGGAACGTCTACTCCCGAGTGGAGACAGGTGGTGGTTCGTTGAACGAAAACGTACCCATGCCCGAAACCAATTTTAAGATCATTCAGGCGTCCCTGACGATCACCGAGTACGGCAACTCCGTACCCTACACTGGTAAGCTGGACGACCTGTCCCGCCACCCGGTGGAAGAGATCATCAAGAAAGTGCTGAAGATTGATGCCAAGGAGACGTTGGACGGTGGCGCACAAGGCCAGTTCAACCTCGCCGCAGTCACAGTAACCTCCACCAGCGCTTCGGCGGTCACGGTGGAAGAGGGTGGCTGCACGCTTACCAACGCTAATGCTCTGACGAAAGAACACGTCAAGAACATTATTGATGCAATGAAAGAGCGGAACATCCCGCCTTACATTGGCGATGACTACTACTGCATCGCGTGGCCAACCACCTACCGTACGTTCAAGAACGACCTTGAAGGGATCAAGATTTACGTCGAGACCGGCTTCAGGCACGTTATGAACGGTGAGATCGGGCGTTACGAAAGCTGCCGGTTCATCGAGCAGACACACGTTGCCAAGGGTGGCGCTGTGGATTCCACGACATGGAACTTCCGCACCGCAGACGCTTGGAACGGCGGCAAGTCCGACTGGGCCTTCTTCATGGGTGAAGACACCGTGGCGGAAGCAATCGCAATTCCTGAAGAAATCCGGGGCAAGATTCCGACAGATTTTGGTCGGTCTCGTGGTATCGCATGGTACTACCTCGGCGGGTTCGGGATTGTCCATCTTGGCGATGCAGCCAGCAGCTATGTTAATGACCGCATCATCAAGTGGGAGAGCGCAGCTTAGCGGCGGCCCAGACCAGTCTGCGGTGACTGGCTGACCACCTACTGAGGTGTACGGCCTTTCCATCTCAGGGCTGGCCAGTCACTGCTCTTATTAAGAGGAAATGTAATGAAAAGTTATGACGCACAAGGCCCTCTGACTATCTCCTACGCTGTTGGCAGTGGGGAAGTGGATATTGCAGATGGGTCTGTATTGGCCCTTGCGATCCAGAGGCCAGCTAATGTTTCAAGTTGCCGTGTGGAAGAGATTCATGTACAGGTCACCGAGACCTTTACCGCAACCACACTCCCGGCTCACATCCTGATTGGTACAGGGTCTGATGCTGACAAGTTTGCTGATCTGAGTATGGGTGTTGCTGCCGCAACCGATGGTTATGGCACCAACGATTACCCTGCCGCAATCAAGACCGCTGGCAAGTTCATCGACCTTAACCGGGACGGCGATTCAGACGCATCTCTTGACCAACTGGAAGTAACGACAGTGGCTAACACTGGTGGCACTCCAGCAGGTAAGGGTACTATCACCGTTGTCCTGAGTTGGTTCTGATCAGGCCTTTAACCAAGTAAGGAGTTTGTCATGAACAATCAAAATGGCGCTATGAAGCGGGGTGGCGGACTGAAAGGTTCTTTCCCCTCTGGCTCAGGCGGGTCTTTGCGGACTGGCTTGTCGTCTCGTAGAACCTGCTCATCCAGCACCGCAGAGACAGATCGACAAGGCGCGAACCAGATGCCTGCCGACGCTGCCACGGTAGCGTGGAAGGGCAAGTAGCTATTCGCTGGGAAGCGATAGAGTAGGCCCGCCCATCCCCCCCATTTAAAGGGTGGGTCTGCTCACTTACCCGAGGATACGATTATGCACGGACGGAACAAATTGGGAGAGGACGGGTTGTCGTTCGATCCCTACGACGATATTGATCCGCATGGCCGGGGGTACAACTCCCCCAGAAGCCCGAACAACCTGAATTTCGCACGCTCCCATGAAGAGCTGGCAGGACGGAGCGATCCCCCGTTATCTTCCGGCTTGAGTTTGCGTGAACCTCTGGAGACAGAAGATTACTGGAACCGGGATTAAACACGGAGAAAGGCTAATGATACGATTCGACATAAAACGCAAGCACGGCACCGTCTATGGCGATGAGGTGGAGAACCCGAAGCGCCCGCGCAAGTACTGGCAGGGCGGCGTTTATTTTGACGCTGAGGGCTTTCCGGTTGATCAGCCAAGGCCCGCCAAAGCCTCTGAGCCTGTCCCGGCAGCCGAGCCGGTCAAGGTAGTGGAACTCAAGGAGAAGCCGGGAACGGATGCTCTTGAGGCCCTGCAGAAGATGACTGTCCCGGCGCTGAAGAAGCTGGCAGCCGCTGTCCATGAAGCGTCCGGGGCCGAGCTTCCCGAGAACGGTACGGGCGTTAAGGCGCGACTGATTGCGTATATTGCGGAGAACACCGACTAAGAGGGCCTTGCAATGGCTAGTGATACCTTTCTGCAACTGGTATCAGCGGTGATCACCGAGACGGGGCTGAACGGAAGCGAAGCCCCGTCTGACGTTGAGACCGCTGAAGGCGATGCCGCCAAGGTCGTCTATTGGGTCAGTGTCGCAGATGCTCAGATTCAGCGGGAACGGATAGACTGGGATTTCCTGTGGGCCAGAGAGGACGCCCCCCTGACCGAAGGCAATGCCGTGGTGCCGTCCCCCTCCGAGCAATGGGATGCCAACGACATCAACACCAAAACGGTCTTGGTCAACTCCATCGCCAAGAACAGGCTGGCCATCATCGACGCCAACGGGCAATCTCATTTTCCCACCTTCCTGCACTGGAACGAATTCAGCGTCATCTATGGTTACGAGACGCAAGAGGTCAACGACTACCCCAGCAACTGGACGATACGCCCGGATCGGGTCATCCTGCTGTCCAACCCCATCCTGAGTCCTGATCAGATTTGCCGTTACGAATTCTGGCGCAAGCCGATCAAGCTACGCCAGAATGGCGATGTCAGCCGCATACCGGACGACTTTGACCGCTTGATCGTCCTGCTGTCTAAAGTCCTGTACGCAGAGCATGAGGACGCCCCGGAGGTGGATGCAGGTTCCTCCGTCAACTACGACCTGATGCTGAACCAGATGATTTCTGTGCACGCGCCGGATGCGGAATGGCAGCGCATGGAAAACAGCGATGTCTATCTACAGGTGGAGACTCGTTAATGTTTCGCCTTATCACAGGCAAGGCGAGGACACGTCGTCGCCCAACTGGCGTTCGCACGACGGATCGGGTTAAGTTCAGAGGCGGCCTCAATCTGGTGGACTCCGCTGAGGGCATCGACCCCGGTGAGCTGCTGGCCGTCCGTAATTACGAACCCCACTTCAGAACCGAGGCCTACCGACGACTGGCTGGGCACGAGGTTTTCGATGGCCGTTTGCGACCGCATCAGGCCGAGTACTGGAAGGTAGATTTAATCTCAATTTCAGGTGGGCCGTTCCAGTACGGTGAAACAGTCACCTCCACACTGGATGGGTTTGACCCGGAGACGGCCATCGTGGTCGAGTACGCGATTGATGAAGAGGCGGCTGATGACTCTGGCTACATGATCATCACCAACCTGACCAATGACGTGGATGAAGGCGCTGTGTGGACAGGCGGCACTTCCGGGGCTGCTGCGACTGGGGAAACTGGCACCGAGTTCGAAGGACAGTTGGGCGATGATTTGCACGATCAGGCCCAGCTTGCGGCTGAGGACTATCGGCGTGCTTTCATCACCAAGGTGGGCGAGGGGTCTTGTATCGGCTCTACCCGAGGCGTCAACGTCTATAATGATGTGATCTACGCCTTCCGCAACCTGACCGGAGATACCGAAGGCTCGATGTGGAAGAGCACCTCCGCTGGTTGGGTTCAGATCGAATTGGGATTTAAAGTCAGGTTTGAATCAGGTTCTTCTGAGCCGAACGAGGGCGACACGGCGACCGGGGTGTCTACCGGGGCTACCTGCGTCATTCAGCGGGTGGTGGTGACACAGGGCATGTTTGCCGGTAACGACGCTGTGGGCTTCATCGTTACTGATGAGGTGCTTGGCGGGCCATTCATTGCGGGTGAAGACCTGCAGGTGGACGCCAGCACCTTCGCCATAGCGGATGCTTCTCTGCCTCAACTTGCTCAGACCTTACCCCCGGATGGCAAGTACCGCTTCCGCAATGAGAACTTTGGGGGCCACACCAAAACCATGGCCATGTACGGCGTCAATGGAGTGGGGCAGTCGTT